AAAGAATTGGGGAATTCTTCTAACAGGACTAGGAAAACTGGCCTTCAACCAGTGCAATGTCGGTTCAATTCCGTCATTCCCCGCCATTTTTAAAGGATATTTGTCATGAAAACGCGAAACATGATTGCCAAAGACCTTCGAACTCCTAAGTACAAGATGCGGGTGGTGAAGTCCAAGAAAGTCTATGACCGTAAGAAAATGAAGGATTAGTGATATGAAGATTTATGTTGTTTACCGACAAGAGTTGATTTACGAGGAATTTAAACGTGTGGATTTAAAAGGCCTTCCATAATGAGGCCGACGCCAATGCATTTGTTGTGGAGTTGAAAGAAAAACAAGCAAAGGATGTTCTGAAACACAATGAACTTATGTCAGAAATGATGGAAATTCAGAATAAATTTGTATATGACAAGTACGGAAAGCGCATAAATTATGATATGTTTGATTGTAGATATTCAAAAATTATAGATGAAAACCGTCTTCTTACACCTTCTGAAGACTTTTACGAGATAGACGAGATAGATTTAGTATAAATAGAATACACTAATCGCGGGATTGGTATATGGATTGTGCCTTAGCCTTCCAAGCTAATGAAAAGAGTTTGAATCTCTTATCCCGCTCCAAACTTCTGTCATGCCCTGATAAGGCATCTAGGGGAATCTTCCCGGCAGAGGATAAATACTTGGGTGGTTCCTCTGTGCAAGAGGATTAAATGACAGGTGAGCCCTCTCAGCCATCATGCAAGATAGTAGCTAGATGTTCCTTCTGATCCGTCACCTTAGTAGAGGCTTTGTGGATCATGGATATCTACCCCAGTTCATTACTGCTCTACTAGGCGTAATGAATGGCATTGGTAAGAGGGGTCGGCATACTTGGATGTCAAGAAAGAGGTAAGCACACCAGTTTACCCCACCAAGACTTTTTCGGCGCTGTAGCAGAGTGACCCATGCGCTTGACTGCAAATCTTGAGACCTGAGTTTGATCCTCAGTAGCGCCTCCATTTGACAAAGCCTTAGAAGTCTGCCATAAATAGAAGTGTTAAAACCCCCTCCCACATAAGGAAATGTAATGAGACTTCTAGCCGCACTTGGATTTATTTTTGCTCTCTCTACCTCTGCCATGGCTGTAACCTATACTCAGGATGTTCCTGATTGCAGCAGAAATGCAGACTTCGTTAAAGGCATCGAGAAGAAAGGTTTCGAACCTGTCTTGGTCATTGCGGATAAGCTGGTCAAGGATAAATTCAGCATCTTCTTCAACTTTAAAACCAAGGAGACGATGGTCCTTTCCGCATCCACCGAGACCGAAAAGGTTTGTGTCATCTCTTACGGCACAACGGAAATAAATTCTACCATGAGTCTCGAAAAGTTTCGTAATCTTTTTGATTCAATTATTGCTGATGATAACACGGTGGCCCCAAAGTGAAGTATCTTATCGTCTTTATCGTCACCGCCGTAGCTCTTCTATTCGCCTATGGGGCGGCTTTTGGAGAAGAAATAAGCGACGTATATCAACGGGTGTCTCCCGCTGTCGTCACCATCCATGCACCACAGTTGGATATTCCTATTCTGTGGACACAGATGTCTGATCTGGATCATATTGTCAATGAAATCATTATAAAGAAACATAAAGAAAAGGATGTTCTTCTTCCTTTTTCACCGCACAAGACTGGTGGTGCAATCGGTTCTGGCTTCATTATCAGCACCGATGGGCTGATCATCACCAACAATCACGTCATTCAGGGTTCTGGTAATAGAAACATAACCATCGTCCTTGAGGATGGATCGGAACGTGACGTGGAAGTAGTAGGATCGGATAGAGCAACTGATATCGCCGTTCTAAAGATTGTCAAGAGCGAAACTGATCGTGAATTTCCTACCGTCGCCTTTGGTGATAGTGAGAAGATGAAGGTTGGTCAACAAGTTTTTGCCGTGGGAAGTCCCTATGGAATTAATCATACCCTGACGGCTGGTGTCATTTCGGCTGTTGATCGTGAAAACTCCGAAGGTCTGGATTCGCCTTTCGATGATTCACTTCAGACTGATACGCCTATCAATCCCGGCAATTCTGGTGGCCCTCTTTTCAATATGAATGGTGAAGTCATCGGGATTAATCAGGCCATATATTCACCATCACATACTTCTGCCGGTCTTGGATTCGCCATCCCTTCTAAGTATGCCAAGGTGGTGGTGACCGAGATTATCAAGACGGGAAGATTCCAACAGAAGCATATCGGCCTTGTCATCATCGAAAATACAGAGATGTTGTCGCTTGTGGCCGGTGATACCTTCTATAAGGGCATCAGGCTTCAGGGGATCATGGATGATGATCAGATTCTTAACCATAACGATAAGCTGAAGGCTGGTGATATCATTTTGAAAATTGATACGGTCAACATTTCTACTCCTGCCGCTCTTATCAAGGAAGTCGCGATGCATAATGTTGGCGACAAGGTGAGCCTGACACTTCTACGAGACGGAAAACTCACTGTTGTCAATGACTTAGAGATTCATTAAAAAAATAAGTCCGAAGAATGTATACGTTTTTCTGACAAAGATGAATTTGTCCTAAAAATGTTACATTCTTCGGACAAATTCGTTCGAATTCATTTGACAAGTTTTTAAAAATCGCCTATAAAGGGTCATCGAATCAATGATAGGAGATTTTAAATGTCAGCTTCTTCCAACGCCTCCATGATCGAAAAAATCAAGAAGCTTCTCGCCATGTCGAAAGACGCCTCGGTCACCGAGGAAGAGGCGATGGCCTTCATGAACAAGGCTCAGTTGCTTCTCGCCGCCCATAACCTCGATATGTCGATGGTCACCGAGGAAGCCCAAGAGGCCGACATGGCCACCATGGACAAGACCATTTACGAGACTTCCTATGGTCATATCAAGTGGCGTCAGACCCTCATGGGTGTCGTCGCCAAGCTGTTCTTCTGCAAGGGCTATATCAGCACCAGCACCGAATATGGCAAGACCGGCAACCTGAAGCGCGTCGCCAAGTTCGTCTTCGTAGGTAAGGAACATAATCGGGCCATCGCAATTTCGATGTTCGAATATCTCGAAAAGACTGTAGTTCGTCTTTCCCGCAAGTTCTCGTCGGAGGCCACGCAGCGTTATCACTTCGAAATGGGTTGTGGTCTGCGTCTGACCCGTCGCGTTTACGACAAGATCGAGGCGGTGAAGGCCCCGGTTACCCCGGCTGGTGAGAAGTCCAACCTTCCCGCGTTGTATTCCACCGAATTGGCGCTGGTCGAGGAATTCCTGTCTGATACAGAATTCATGAAGAAGCGTAAGCAACGCGCCACTTCCCTCAATTCGGCTTCCATGGCCGGTCATAACGCAGCCAACACCATCTCCCTCGATAACCAGTTGGGTGGCGGATCACGCTCCACTGGCAACCTTCCCGGTGCCAACAAATTCCTTCTCAAGTGAAGGAATTTGTGATACACTACGAAAATCCGAAGTATGGAATTTCAGGATATGAAACCATCTATGCTTCGGATATTCGTGAGGCCAGACAGAAATTTATGGATATCAGCAAAGGGCTCACGATCTATATCATAAGGATCGAGGGTGAGCATATGGCGGCAAACACATATTGTGAGTGAGCCTAAGATGCGCCGTTCAGATCACCCTTAATACACTCAATGGAATCTGTATATCTTGGATGCTGTTGGGAAGGGCCGATATTCCGACACATCCTTGTGACCAGATAGTTACCCGCAATCTGTGGGTCGAGGGGTTGTGGTGACGTGATATTAATCATTTCGGGAATTTTTAATTGGATGACATCCCCGGCCTTGACCAGCGCGTCACCATTAACCTTGATCTTCACTTGCGTCTGCATAAGATTTGAAATATAACCAAGCTGATTAGGCGTCATCGTATCGATCCCGGTGAAGGGACGGCTTGCGGTGTCAACAGGGATCATTGAAGTTGATCCATACTTGTTGCCATACTTCGCCGTGAAGGCCGATGAATTGAAGCCGCTGGTCGGTGGCGCGACATCCTTATATTGATAACTTCGTGTTCTGATATTATAGGTCGATATCCGCTGCATCAGTCCACCCATCGAGATTCTTTCGGTCGAGGAAGCAATCTGTGGAACATCAAGTGCGATGATGTTGGTGCTGGTGTCGATATAGAGAGAATTACCTACAGTATCCTGATGTAAGAAGGTCTTTATCGGCCCCTGTTGAAGCATTCCTTCCATCGTTTTAAAATACATCCCCAGAGCATTTTCAAAATAAAGAAATGTTGATGATGGATTTGATGCCGACACCGCGCGGCGTCTCACCATGTCAATAGCCTTAAAGGGATCGTAGTTCGGGATCATGATATTCTGGGTGCCGCTCGTTGATTCTGTCGAGAGAGACTTACCACTCATTAAAAATGTCCTATGAATATCAGAAACGATGGAAGCGATATCGGTCTGATAATTCTTTTGAACGAAGTTCGTCTTGGCATACATCGTCTCTTCGCCAACGCCATGCAGGGTGTAGATTTTTGACTTTGTGGAGCCCTCGCCATGTATGTTGGTGATCTGATCAAGGGCGAATGTATATGACGCCATGGTGCCTCCGGGAGCCCCGAAGGTGGTCGTCACGGTCTCGTCTCCGATGATGTTCATGTTGCCCAGCGCGTCGTTAACGTCGAAGACGGTAATCTCGGCAATGACATTAGGCACGAAAATACTTTCAAAAACTTTCATGGTGGCAAACATCGATCCGAGGTTTAAAGACCCTCGGGGTGACGACATCGTTAGGTCGGTGATGAATACGTCGCCGGGATTATAGCCGGGAATCATGAATTAAGAGCCTTCTGCAAGGCGTCAGAAACTTGGGTCTCATATCCACTGACCAAAATGTTCAAAACCTTATTGCTTTCATTCATATTCGTTTCATAATCGAAGACGTAGACAGGACTATAAAACACATCCTCTTCTGGTGGAATGGTGTCGAAGGATAAGATGGTCACGGCGTTGGCGTTTGGAATAGTTATTAAGGCATTGGACTGACTTCCCAGAATCGAGAAGGCAGCGGCATTGACGACCCCGTTGGGGAGATAATATCCCGAGACGTGCTGAATATTCAGAACATTATTTGTGCATACCGCAACCTGTCCTGAGCCCACCAGATTGGCACCATAATTGATGGCGACGATTTCATTGTTGATGAATTGTGGGATTGTGTTGGAGAAATTAAAAGAAACCAAATGATTTGTGTTGATCGTCCAATCTTCCTGAATCCTGCTGTAGCTCGTTACCGATCCGAATCCGTCAAGATTCGGCTGATAATATTTCATAAGCGAAGGGTCGAGAGCATCAAAATACGCCACGCTCACACGGTCGGTGTTTAAAAACCAATTATTTGTATAGTACATGATGGTCTGGGTTGTCAGAGGAATGTTGGTGTACTTCTGATACATATAATCCTGAAACTCTTCATTATTCATATACCACTGGTCATAGGGATCATAGATTTGGTTCGTCAAGAACAAAACCCACTCCTGATAGGGGTCTTGATAATATTTTCTGGATATCTGATCGGTTCTTTCATTATTATTGATAGTCACAGGATAATAAAAGAATGGATTCAGGAGGTCAGTATTGGATATGACGGCGCGTCTGGTGATATCCACCACAGGCATCCCATTATATGAAGTAAGAGGGAATTTTGAAAAATATGTATCCATGATTTGATTAACCGTTAGCCGATGGAGGAATTATTGTTGTTGTCGTTTCACTTGTAGGCGGCAAGAAATTTGGATCAGTCGTATTTACCATATCACGCTTAAGGAAATACTCAATTTCAAGAAGCTGAATAGTGAATTCAATAGCCGATGGCGCATTGGATGATCCGACAAATGATGGCGTCGTGCCGGGGGCATAGTTAGCGATGGAATCCTGAATCACACAATGTTTAAAGCTGTAGACATATCCTTGGGGAATGATCGTCGGTCTAACCACATCGGGATATTGTAATAGTGATCCTGCGGTGGCCTGATTTGTGTCAGGAAGCTGATGATATTTAAATTTGTTGATGATATATTTTATCGTGTTGGATTCCTGAAGATTATTAGGCATGAATTTCCAAATGAAAGTATGTCTTTTAAATGTTGGGGCGGTGAATAAAACCGTGAGATATGGGTTGACAGCGAGACCGGATGTCTGGAAGATTCTGTTGGCGGCATTACCGAGTCCAACGGTCTTTCCGAGAGTATTCAAGATATTTGTTGCCCCACCAACGGCCCCGGCCGTTCCAGCGCCATATAACGCTGGTCCAAGAGACTCTACGGCCGACGCCATCCAGTTGGCCTGATTATTCCTATAGGAGCCCACCATGCCATCCAGCGCCGCGCCTAGGGCGGGATTTGTTGGGTCTGAATCCACATAACCGATGCTCTGGTGATCCACGATGTTCGTGGGAATGGGAAGGACGATTGTTCCGAACGGTTTTGTAAAAACGTTACTGAAGATGGTCGGTCTTTGATATTGATAAAAATCAAACTTCATACAGAAGTCGTTGTTGGCCGATGATGAACTTAAAAGATCAGTAGGATATACTGTGGTCTGAGAATTAGTATAATCTGTTGCGTTTGTTGATCCCGAAAGACTATATACCTCTGCTGCTGTCGCCACCAGCGCCGCAGTTCCAACGGCAGCGGTGATGACACCAGCAATCTCAAGGTCTTTTAATATATTTGTTATAAAGGCCAAGTTCGTTCCTTCTGATAAATATTACAAACATATTTATTGGAAAGAATGAATGCCCAGATATCATCAAGGAATGTTCAGGGCGAAGAACCCACAGAAATATAAAGGTGATCCTTCAAACATCGTCTACCGATCCTCATGGGAATTAAAACTTTATATGCAGTTCGACTCCCGGCCTGATGTCTTGGAGTGGTCGTCGGAAGAAGTTATAGTTCCTTACATCTCTCCCAAGGATAACAAGAAGCACCGATACTTTCCTGACGCCGTGATCAAGATTCGGGATCGTAACGGAGTTATTAAAACTATCATGGTCGAAATAAAACCCTTCAAACAGACTCTTCCACCTGTCAAGGGAAAAAGAATGTCTAAAGGGTTTATTAACGATGTTCTGACCTACGCCATCAACGATGCAAAATGGAAATATGCACGAGAATATTGTAAATCTCGTGAATGGGAATTTCAGATAATAACAGAGAATGAGCTAGGCCTATAGTGCAGAAATTTTTCCGTACTTCTTCTTCAGTTCTTCATATTGAAGACGCTCTTGCTTGTAACGGCGCTTTTCCAAATCCTCTTCCTGAGAGATACGAACTTTCATCTGTGCGTCGGTCTCAGGAATCTCCTGAAAAAGACCGAGATATTTACTATCATAACTATCATTATACTCATTGATGGTGCAGTTGTCACCATATTGCGCCTTCAGTCCTTGTAGATATGTGATGGCCTCGTCTAGGCTCTTCATATGAAAACCAAGCCATCCGGCAAGCATCACTTCTACATACTTTCGTTCATAATTTACCATTTTAAAATACTCCCAAAAAGTGTAAGATAAGACAAAACAAAACAATCGAAAACCAAATTTGGTGGTTA